ATAACACCATCGAATCACATCCGATGGTGGCCATGTTCTTTCAAGATTATAAACTCTTACAAATGTACGCATATTATCGTTCTAAAATTAGTACCTCACTCCTGTCCAACGAACTGATTTGACCCGTAAGTCCTCGACTGTGTCGTCAATAACATTTCCTCGAGCGAAGTTTCGAGCGGGAGCATTATAACCTGCTGCCTTTAAAAGGTCGCCGTATTTAAATTTCTTATCGGTCTTGGTGTTAACAATGAATCCCCAAACTGAGCCACCAGTAGTAATCTTGATGTATTTGGAGCCTTTCTTTTCGCCGATTGTTGTAGCGAACTTGTGGTACATATTTTCAGAAATCACATCAGACTCACCGGGCCCACATTCATAGGCGGACTTTTCTTCTGGTATCTTAGACCACCTCTTGTAGTCTTCCATCATTAAACATTTAACTAAATCAATCGCATCAAACATGGAGCGACCTGGTTTAACTAAATGGTGGTCGGAGTCAATTTCTTCTCCGAATAGTTTTGTAGTTTTTGCTTTAATCATAGTCATAATCAATCTTATAATAATATTATACCACAGTTTCTGTATTTTGTACAGAAGTTTATATTATTGACTGACAATGACTAATGCATTTTGGAAAATAAAATTCGAAAAAACACGCGATTTTAGAGGTTTCGCATTGAATATTCGATGGCACGGGCGGCTTCTAGGGCCATAGGTCGACCCTTATACCAACCACCCGTTTCGTCATCAATTTGCTTACACAAAGCGGATATCTGTTCTGGTAGAATTGGATATTGTGACTTAATTGCTTTTGCCGCGATACTCACCATTATCTGATACATCTTGTGATACCAACCAGAACTACTAATAGTTCGATACTCAATTACGAGTTGTTGATTTACAAATGGGCAATCGTGATAGGTTGACCAATTGATATCTGTTTTAGTAAGTTGTTCTTTTCTATATTCAGCAATCTTTTCACGTACGTGATCTGGCATTTTATCTTCGAAGCGATTTCTAAACGAATCAGTATACGGATGTTTTTCCATTAGCTCATCTGTATTCAACAAAGGAGCTTTATGTGTAAAGATAAAGTTGTAAGCATTAGGATACTGAGCAGGTACGTAATACATACGACTCAGGTCTTTTGTTTGAGCATCTCCAACAGAACCAAACTGATGATTTAGTGCATACCAGAAATGTCTAATCTTATCGCTTTCGACTTTACCTTCAAATGGTAAAACGATTCTAAACTTTGGTTTTTCTTTCGTAGAAGAAGCAGATGAATAACAAATAAAATAATTGCTTTTAAATGTTTCAAGCGTTTCTTCAAATGATTTTTCGTAATCATCAACATCAAGCGCGGCCCAACCATTCCAACTCACTACATTACGATTTGCTCGAGTAGTTTCTTGTTGGAATGTGGCCGGGCTAATAAGTGGTGAGCCATCTTTGAACTCACCTTTCTTCGGCTTGTAACCAGGTTGCTTACTCAAATCATAAAGCAATTTCTCAAATGATTCCAACGAATCAAACTTCATCTTGCGATGAGTTTTGTTATCGAATATTGATTTAAATAAAGTAAGACTTATCATTATGGTAGTAAACCAGTATTACCTTTATGGTCAGGCGCGACCCAACCTTCTGGTTTAATTAAGTCAGGCAACCCAAGTGGATTAGGGCGACTTTCTTTTATGCCTACTTCTTTATTCATGTTTGCTTCATGCACTACGTCCCAGGCTTTATAAGCGTCAACACCAAAAGCATCTAGCGTTCCAATCGCAACAACACATAAATCGATTAGTGCATCAACTACTTCTGCTTGATCAATGGGGACACCTGGCTTACTTGCTTCATTAAGTTCATCTAATTCTTCTTGAAGAAAGTTAACTCGAAACTTTAAGAAGCTTGTTAGCTGTGCTCTGTCCATAGAACGAATTGCTTTATTCGTTCCGTATTTAGTATGCATTTCTGCAATATCTTTTACCCAATTATTACTCATATTATTAATACTATATTATTTTTGTTTGTTGTCAATTAAAAAAGCGCAGCGGTGTTTGAAACGTATGCTTCCTTTTGAATTTTTTTCTTTTTGACGGGTCTGTCATCTTTAAATAGTGTAGCCTCTGCCGTCCAACCCAAACTTCCTAATATAATTTGTAAGGGTTCCATAAAAGTTTTTGTGAATTGCATATCATAATCGATGTATCTATCATAGTCAAGCTTCTCTGGCCACGTATCTTTAAAGCCAAAGACATTTTCGTTTATTGCGTTAGGAACTTTTAAATATAAAAACTTAATCTTATCTCCGTTGTAAATCATCTCGTACTCGTTTTCAAGCTTATGCTTTTTAACGTAGTGATTGTAAAGAATTGCAGCACGTGAATTGATTGGAGTACCCTTTCTATAAATTGTATCTCTGCTAGAATACGCTTCAACTTCTGAAACACCACGAGGAAAAGCAATCTGCTCGGGCCTTAATGATTTGAAATGTGTTTTGAACAACTCGATAGCTTCGCGGGTTTTCTTCTCACTACCCGTAAGTATTGTCTTAAACATCTCTTTCATAGCGTCGCGACAAACTTCAGGCGTTGAAGATTTGATTGCTTCGATACCCATCATTTTTATCTTAGGCTCAGAATACTGAACACCTTCATTGTTATGTACATTGAGTATGTAACGTTTCTTTGCAGTCCATATACCTTTATCAGCAATTGCTTCACGTGCCATAACCATTCGATTATCATAAGCGTTAGAGATTCTAGCGTAGTCATCAAAAGCTTTTGACAACGCAGGTTCAATAACTTTTTCACCGAACTCATCTAAGAAATGTACAGGGTCTTTTGGTTTAAATTTCTCAACGATGTCAGCAGCAGTAATGTAAACAGAATCAGTATCAATTGCAATTACTCTATCTTGAATAGTTTCTTCTTGCAAGAACTCAGATATCTTTTGGTTTACTGCTTTCTCTGCCCATTGAATAACTGTTTGGCCCGTGAGTGTTATGCCCTCTGCGACTTGTGGGTCGTAGTATCTAAAGTACTTGTTTGCCATTGCACCATAAAGAGAGTTTAGCAAAATCTTTACAGCCATCTGCATTGTTTCGTTTCGTGACACATCACGTATCAACGCTTTGTTATCTTTATCAAGTTGAAGAGCTTGTTGGCCTTCAATCATTTTCTTTTTAACTTCAACACGTTTAGCGTATAGTTCTTCGACTAGCTCAGGTACAATTCCTTTTATATCTTTTCTATAAACAGAACCATTAGCCGCGCGACATAAATCTATATCTGACGGAAACGAATTTTCTGAAAGAATGCGATTAGGAAAAACATTTGGTATAAAAGAGTGGGGCACGAGTGTCTCGGCTGACATATTGTTTTGAATAATAATGTTAGGATACAGTGAGTTCAAATCAAAACTCATCACCCAATCACTCATGCCCTCTTTAACTTCTTTTACATAACCACCCGCAATCGCTGCGAACTTACTTGTGTTTCTATCACCGGGCCTACCATTGTGAGTAAGAGAACCAACCTTTGCTCCATACGGAGTATAGTTACTTGGTGGTAATTGTCGAAGTCTAGGCACTGTTCTTTTTCTCATAAGACGTCGGTAAATAATTGAATCCCATATCGCAGTAGTGCCAAGAGTGTCAGTGTAATTTACTCCACCGATATATGCAGTTGTCATTACTAGCGTAATAAGGCCGAGCTTTTCTTCAAGACGTTCAATCAATTCTACGTCCTTTATATTATAATCGATGTATTTCTGAAAGTCAACTTCATAAAGATTCCGCAACGAACCAGCTTCAGAGTAATCAAGTTTTCTTTCGCCGAGTACAACAGACGCAATGTGGTCAAGTCGATAAGATTCTTGGTTACCATAAGAGTAAGCAAACTTTTTAAATAAGCCCATGTAGTCTAAGTTTGGTATACCATCAATGTTAGTTACTCGTTGTTCACGACCAAACATTATTACATTGCGATGCCAAACATTATTCCAAGGCGAAAACTTTTTCATCATTGTAGTTCCAAGCAAGTGCTCTACTCGAGCAAGTAAGTAAGGAACATCAAAGAACTCTGTGTTCCAACCTGTAATTACGTCTGGTGTGTTTTCGGGGTCTGACCAATAATTAATAAAATCAGTAAGCATTGCTTCTTCACTTGCAAACTGTTTATATCTTACTTCGAGATTCTTAAGTCTGCATTGAGTTTCGTCATAGGGCTTCATACCCCATACGCGATAGAACTCTTCTTTTGAAGATTTGTATGCAATTGTTAATACGCCATTAACAGGATTCTCGGGTGTTGGAAATCCGTCACCGTATGCAGTTTCAATATCAAAAGAGCCAATGTTTACAAGAGCGCGGTTGAACGTGATCTCATTAGGAAAATGTTGTTGAATAAACGCAGGTACGTGGCGTGGGTTGCCATAGATTTTAAAATCTTTTACGCCTTCGTAGAGTTTTTCAAACTCATTCGCGTCTTTAACTGACGGGAACGTCATTGGCTCAACAGGTGTACCGTCAAGTCCGTGATACTTTGATGTTAATTTTTTAGACTCGAGATAATAAGTCGGTCTAAACTTTAGTCTTTCTTGAACGCGTTTACCGTTTTGATCGTAGCCGCGATATAATAGTGTGTTTCCTTTGTGTACAATGGAGGTATAAAAGCCAATCATAGTATATACTATATAGAGTTTTCCGCAAAAGTAAATAAAAAAAAGCCCGCCAAGCAGGAATAAGGCTCGACGGACTTAATGTTTAACGCAGAAAAAACTATTCAGTTAAAAATTCTTTTGTTGTATTTATACCAAAGCGCTTTGGCTTCTTTTCTTCTGGTATATTTTTTTGTAGGAATACAGAAAGAATACCATCGACAAGTGCAACGGAATCGACTTCAACGTATTCACTTAGTGTGAATTTCTTTTGAAATTTACGAGTTGCAATACCTTTGTGAATGTATTCTTTATTTCCGTTTAAATCGACATCCTTTGATGCGATTGTAAGAATGTTCTCTTCTTGTTCAACGAATAAATCTTTTTCGCTGAATCCTGCAACGGCGAGAGCAATTTCGTATTTTTCATCGCCGTGATTTACAACATTATGAGGTGGATACCCCTGTTGTTGTGATTGTAATTTTTCGATTCTATCAAACATAGAATCAAAACCGATAGTCCAGGTCTGACCTGGCCATGTGTATGTATTTGTCATTTTATTTTATCCTCCGTTAGGCAGGTTAAGGGCGATGGCCTCATTGTGAGCACCATCTATAAAGTTATTTATACTAAAAACTAGTATTTGCGAACAACAAAATATCCGTCTTTTGCAAGTACTTTTCCGTCATATCTATGACCGGTCGAGCGAGCTGCTGAGCTTGTTTCAAACTTAAGAACGTCACCATTGTCGTCAGCAAACAATCTATTTACGGTCTGTGCTGGCTTAGTTCTTTCTGTTAATAGTTGACCAGAAGGTGCTGGCACTACTTCTTTTAAAATAGGTGCTTCTTCAACATACTCGGCTTTTAAGTCAACCATTGATGAAGGCTCTTCTGTTATTACTTCTTTTAATTGTTCGACTAGAGTGCCTTTAGTAAGTCTACGATCGAGCTCAATTCCATGCTCTCTACCGAGTTCTTCTAGTTCTACTTTTGATAATTTGTTTAAGTCTGTCATGTTATTATTTATACGTTTTTACGTTTCCTATTGAGTATTTTGCTTCAAGAACCCAATCGTTCTTATCGCGATGAGATATTATTTTTATATTACGTAATGAAGTTCTTTCAGCTGCTTTTTCTTCACTAAGTACATCAAGTAAACCCCAATCAGATAAAA